CTTGCCGCCGAACCGCAGCTCACCGTCGCGCGACATCCGCATGTTGGGCTCGCCAAAACGCTCACGCGCAATCTGTTCAATGTTCATCTCGCGTACTCCGCTGCCAGGATGGCTTTGCCGATTTCTGCGACGACTTGCGGGACGACGGCGTTTCCGAGAGCCTTGAGCCGCGGGACTCTGTTTTTGATACCGCTTGCAACTCTTCCGCAGTCAGGTTCGTCCAGCCAGCGGGAAACCCCATCAACCATTCCACCCATTCCGGGTTCAACGCTCCACTGCCCTCGTACTTGTGCGTCCAACTGCACAGGTTGTCGGGCTCTCGCGTCTCCCGTCTCTCGCGGCTCATGCCTTGACCTTTGAAGTCCCTCGCTATTGGCGTCGGCCAAAACTTCTCCTTGTTTCCCCCCCGGTAGGCCATCCCGTCGAACTCTGCTTTTGATCGAGCTTTCTTTGCGAGCATTTCCATGCTGCCCTTGTTTACGAATCCCCTCGTGTCGGGCGTCGGCCATAAATGAACTTGCCCCGCCAGCCCGCCGCCTACTTTTGGTACGCCTCTCTTCTCGCTGTCGCTCACCAACGGCGTCATTTTTCGCGGCGACGATCCAGACGCGGTCGCGTCGGTGCGGGGCGTCGACACTGCAAGCTGGAATAACAAATGGGACGGCTTGATGGCCGAGGCTCTCCAAGTCAGAAAGGCTGCGTTCGAGGCCCATTCGTTGGTTAATAAAGCCTCTGACATTTTCGCCAACAAGCCAGCGTGGCCGTAGCTCTCCAACAAGGCGAGCCATTTGCGGCCAGAGGTCTCTGTCATCTTCCGCGCCGCGCCGCTGCCCGGCTTGACTCCAAGGCTGGCAAGGGAAACCGCCGACGATGATGTCAACTCTTCCAAGTCCATCTGTGTCGATGGTTCTGACATCGTCGTAGATTGGCGTGTCGGGCCAGTGCTTTCTGAGGACGGCTTGGCAGAACTTGTCTTGTTCGCAGAAGGCAACTGTCCGAAAAGCTCTCGCTGGGCAGAGTTGTTCGAGGGCGTATGAGAAGCCGCCAATTCCGCTGAAGAGGTCGAGGACACGCAAGTGTCTTTTTTTTTACTCATTTCAGCGGCCGGTTTTAAATTGGTCGTTGCCCTTAATGGCGTGCTTCAAAGTATTTTGCCAAGTTCCGCGCTTGGTCACCAAAGCGCGCGCTTGTTTTCTTGTGAGCCCCACGCTTTGCAAGCTCTCTAGCACATCCACGCCCCATCTTTGTTTGCGCTTTTCGTAGATGAGTTCTGGATGTATCCGTGGTCCGTTTTTTGGCAAATGAGTGCAATTGTTTTCAACCAGCAACTCGTTGCCATTTTTATCTCGCATCAAAATGTAACTCGGATAATCGAGTGACGGGCAAGTGATGCCCTGAGTGCTGTGCGATTTTTGTCGGTTTTTAAAAAATGCATTCAACATTCGAAACATTTTGTGTCACTCCTCAACGTAATGGCGGCAACCCGAACGGGTCTTCCTCAAACTGCGTTTCAATTTTTCGGTCATAATCAGGCCGCACCTCGTGCAGCCGCCCGACGACAGTTTGCAAGAACACGAGCCATTCGTCCTTTGTTAGCGTAGCGAGGTCAGTCTTGCCGACGCTCTCCAGGTACTCGCCGCCGGCCTTGCCACACTCAAACAGCATTTCATTTTCCAACGGTAGCCAATCAGTCATGCCATGCCTCTCCCAATAATCTCGACAACGCGTCGAACAAAACCAAACGTCTGCGCCAATCTTGCCCGCCAGGCGCGGGCTGAACCCAAAGCCCCGTGTGCGTCGAAAGCACACGGGGCACAACCTTGCGCTACTCGGGGTCAATGTCTCTCAGCAACACCTTGGTGACTTCGCCGAAATCGTAGAATTCCGAAAGGCGGTCGCTTAGCTCGGCTTTGACCTTTTCAGTGTTCAGCCGCTTGGACGGCACCGTCTGCACGATCGCTTCGACAAACGCGCCCTTCTCGCCGCCCCGCTGTTTTACTTGCTCGACAATTTCCCGCTCGCGCGCTTTCAGCACCTTGATCTTGTCTCGCACCTCGTCGAGCTGATCCGGCAGCGGCAAGTTTGTGCCTTCTGTCTTGTCAAAAATCATAGTCCACCTCTTCAATCACCAGCTCGCACCCAAGCTCACGCAACACCGCCTCAAGCGTGTCGATGCCCGTGTAACATAAGCCGTACTCAATATTTCTAATGGTGCCTTCAGAAACGCCGCTGCGAGCTGCCAGCTCACGCCGAGACCAACGCTTTGCCGCGCGCCTTTGCCAGACGCCGCGGCTGACCCAGCTCTCTCGCCTAACCGTCATCCGTCCACTCCTCATCGCCACGCCGATAAGAAATCGTGTTGGCAGCATCATCGATCGCAACAACCTCGCCCGCGACAAACGCCGGCCGGTAGCGCTGTTGCTGGCAGCCGACGCGCTGAATGTCGAAGTCCAGCTCCTCATCGTGAAAGCGGCAGTGCCACTTCCCGTCATCAATTGGCAGCCCCCACACACAGGTGCGGCAGTTGCGGGCTGGCGCTACACCCTCGTGGCATACGGCGCCAAACTCGCACCACCGGCACTTCCAAAAATGCACGTTCTCAGAAATTCGGTCAGGCAACCGATCGCGTTCGAAAATGATCTGCCGCGCGCGCTCGACGTAGTACTCTGCCAGCTCGCGGTTGAACTCTGTGCGACATGACAACCAGTCGCGCCCGCCTGCGCTTGCGACCACCATGTAGCCGCGCGTCCTTCCGCGGTAGAGCATGTATAGCTGATGTTGCGCGTAATACGTTTCGTTCCATTCGCGCAAGACGTTCTTCTCGCCAACCTTGTCTTTGAGCTTTGAGAACGCGGCCAGGCTTTTCTCTTTGACGCATTTGACTTCCAAAACGTGCGGCGTCTTTGGCGCCTGGTGCAGTCCAAATATCTCGCCGTCCAGGTGCCCAAGGAAATGCCCGCTGTGATCGCTGACTTCAATTTGGCGCCCTGTCTCTGGATCGCGATCGATCACAGTCACACCTTCGGCGAGGCGCAGACGCTCGATGACGAGATCCTCAGTCCGGTGCCCATCGGCAAAGTTCTTCAACGTCGCCGCCGTAAACGGCTCCGCGCCCACCATCGAATGCCGGTAGGCTTGCTTACGTCCGCAATCGCCGGCACTCGACATGCCGAGATAGTTACGAGCGCGCCGCGCGTTCTCGCGCTCTTCCAGCGCAAGGTCGGCAGATGCCAACGTCGGATCGACCAATGTTAATTCAACCATATGCCACCTCTAAAAAAGGGGGGCGGGCCGGAACCCGCCCCCAAGTTTGCTACGACTGCCAGGGAGCCTGACCAGTAGTAGCGGGTGCCGGCGCCGCGGTGGCGGGCGGCGCCGAGGGAGGAACGGGTGCTTGTGCGGCATGAGCTGTTGCTGGCGCAGACGCGGAGCCAACCGGCATATACCGAGTGATTACGTTTTTGTCGGAATAACCTTTGGTGCCAGCTTCAATGTCTACGCGCACCATCAACGGCTGCAACAGCATCTCTGTGCTGTCGGCAATGGTGGGTTTGCCAATGGCGCGGGCAATCTCTTTCAACGTGCCGTTCGCCATTTCAACGGCTTTGGGATTTGTGTACCAAAGGAACAATTTATCCCAAACCGAACCGGCGCCCTCAATTTTTACCTGCAATTCAAGGTAGCTGTTGCCCGGCTTTTCTTTTGATTCCTTGACCTCTTCCGCAACAATCTCAGCGCGATACTCGCCGGGTTGCAGTAGTTCAAATCCGCTCGTGCTTTCCGGCACGGCGGTCGCATCGAAATTCAACGCCACCATTACGCAGCTTCCTTCTTTCCAGTGATTGCAGTGATAAGCGCATCCCAGCTCAGCGGCAGCTCAGCCGGAATGTTGTAGCGAGACTTGGCAACGAATGCCGGCAGCTCGCTGGTTCTCAGCACCCGCTCGCCAGTGCCAAGCGGTATGCTTTTCTTTTGCCCAAAGCCCTTGTCGATCGTTTTGGTGCTGGTCCGGTACGTCGCGAAGCCGATCAAGTCCGCCGCTTCTGAGACAACGTCGCCCGCTTTGCGGTGCAGCTTGATCTCGTATCGGTCATAACCTTCGCTGGCTGGATCTTCGAACCGCTTGATGTGACTGTGCGCCAGCATGATGACGGCCATCTGCTTCTTCGTGCGCAGAAAGTTCAGGCCGTCGAGAAACGAGCGCCAGATGTCGAGAGCAAAGACGTAGCCCTTGCCGTAACCCAGTTCTTCGATGCTCTGTATTTTGTGAACTTGGCAGACGCGCTGCCAGATCAACGTCTCCAACCAGTCGAGACTATCGACAACGACAGTCGCATACTTGTGGTCCTCTTTCGCCAACGTGCCGATCGCGTTCTCGACATCGGCATATGTCTCGGCAAGCGGGAACCGATCAGCGCCAACGACATCGGCACCATCTTCGGTTTGAATAAAAATAGGGCTCGGCGCCGAAGCACCGAATGTCGTTTTGCCAACGCCGGCGGGGCCATACAAAAGCACCCGCGGCGGCGCCATAGCGGCGCCCTTCACTATAGATGACAAGCTCGTCATCGTTGCTCTCCCTTTAACAGTTGTGCAAAGAGGTCATCCTTCACGATCCAAAGCCGCTCTTTGCGATCGGCTCTGACGCATACGACCTGTGCGTCGTCTTGGAGGAACGCGTCGTAAATCAGTTTGAATCCTGTCTTGCGCCGCTTCATTTCGCAGCGCAGACCTTCGATCACTACGTCGCCGGCGTATTCGTCACCGAGCTGCGCCTTGTAGCTGCCGCTGCCAAATACGCGGCGCGCATCGAGGCCCTCGCCAACCGCCCAATCGACAGCGCCTTTCTCATGCTCGTATCCGCGTTGCTTGTTGCGCGCGCTCATTCGGCATTCCTTGCCATCTGAAAAGAGCGGTGCAGATCATTTACGGTCACCTTGCCGCCACTCAGTTCATAGATGCGCGCAGTGATTTCTGCGCCAGGTCTGTGCGTTCCGTGATACCAGTGTGTCACTGCGGTCGGCGTGACGCCGAGAAGCTTGGCGGCTTTTGCGCGGGTCAAATTGCGCTCGTCGATCCACTCGGAGAATAGCAAAACGTAAGTCCGTAACGTAAGAATTGCGGACGTTATAAATTTAGTAAGAGAAACTTGTCAAAACTGGTAATTACGTTTAGGGTCAAAATTTGACCAACCGGATAGGAGGTAAAAGATGAATAGCGACGACTTCGAAACAGCTCGTAAAGTGGCAGTCGCTGGGTTTCAAGAACGCATGAAAATTTACGAAGAGGCCGGTCTTGAAATTGAGCCGATCTCTCATTCCTTCATTTGGCGACACAAGGTCTCATTGGTGCGTTTGTTGACGGGTGTTAGTATTTTCCTAAATCGGCCGCCTGGAGCTGTTGGTCCGACAGTTCAAAAATGGCGGCATATATCAGACAAACACCGCGAAGTGACTCGCTTTATAATTCATCATATGCAAACCGCCGAGGGCCCTTTGAGCCAAGCCGAGTTGGTCCGCCTTTGCGAAGAGGTCGCTTCAGAAACGAGCGTTAAAACGGTTATTCGAGAAGGCAAGCGTCTTGGTTTACTCAAACACGTGACAGGCGGCTATGTCTTTACGGATTTTTGTTTTATCGAATTGTTTGGACGAGGATTGGCTAAAATCCTAAACCCTACAGTCGTCGAATTTTGTCGATTGGTGGTACGTTTTTGGGATCAACGCGAGGAAAATTTAAAACTCCAAAAACTTGAATCACAGGGTCTCTACAAAGAATCGTCTTTTTTAACAATACAAGAAAAGCTATTCGAAGAAGCTTTAAACGAGGCAAAAATTGACCAGCAAAAAGGTCAAAAATAGACCAATCCTAGGGCTTTTTTGAGTTAAGGCAGGGAGTATTTTGATATGCGTAACAGCATAAAAAGACTATGCGCTGAACATGATATGTCAGTCAGCGAGCTGGCACGGCGCATCAATATGCAGCCACACGCGCTGCGCCGTTACACGAGAGTGCGAGAAGATGGCAATCAAGAGGCACAACCGTCAATCGAACTCGCACAGGCAATAGCCGACGCTCTAGGCGTCTCGATCGACCAAGTGATTGGTGTCGATTTAGGCATCGCGGCGCGGCAGGGGAATAGAGAGGTTAGGAAAATGCCATTGTACGGAGCTGTGCAGGGCGGCGAGGTCGGGTTTGATATTACCGACGTTGACCAACCCATCGACACAATTGACACACCAAGCTACCTGGCAAGCGTAGAAGATGCCTACGCGGTGTTCGTCACAGGGAATAGCATGGAACCGCGCTACATGGCGCGTGAGGTCGTATACGTGCATCCGCATCGACCATACCGGGCTGGCGACTACGTCGTCGTCCAGCTCCGCGCCAATGGCAGCACGCACGCAATCGTTAAGCGCTTTGTCGAACTCACCGACACGCATGTGATTTTGACACAGCACAACCCTGATCGAGAAATAAGGCACCCGCGTGAAAACGTGGCAGCGATCCACACAATTGTGGGTACTTACCAGGGGTAAGTTGACTTACGTTTCGTAATTCCTCTATATTCCCCTCTCGTACCATTTTGAGAGGGCATACGATGCGTTTCCTGTGTGAGGCTTTAGGCTTTTCGTTTTTCTTGTTCGTCATCTACATGGCGTTCGTTTTCATGGCAGCCAGTAACGACGCGCTCTGGCAGAGCTGGGTTCAATGATGCCGGCGCTCATCCCCGTCCGAGATGCCGCTGAGATGTTATTCGGCGACCGCGGGCACCAGGCTTATAAAAAAGTGCTCAAGCTAATCCACACCAACAAGCTGCGCCATGTATCGGCGGGCAGCCGTTACTACGTCGTTCGATCAGCAATCCAAGAGCTGCTATGAGCTGCACAAACTGCGACGACAAGGGCATCGTGCGCGAGGGCCCTGTCACGGTTACGTGCGAGAACTGCGACTGCCCTGACGTAGATGAGATTAACCCTGCGCACTATCAGAAGGGCTCAACTGAGACGTTCGACTACATCATTGATGTGGTGCGTGAACTGCCTGGTGATGAAGCAGCGATCGTCTCGAATATCATTCGATATGTGTCGCGCTACCGTGAAAAGCATGACAACCCGCGCACCGACATTGAGAAGGCGCGCTGGTATCTCAACCGGCTGCGCAATTTGTTGATAGCGAAAGACGCCGCCCGTGAGTCGTAAAAACACCAGCACCGTGAAAGTAAAAACCGACTTCGGCAGCTTCTTCATTCATGTTGAAAGCAATGACGACATGACTGGCGCGTCCGGTGTCTGGATCTCAAAACAACAGAAGCTCGACGACTCAGCTATCGATCGCCTGGTCACCGATATCGTCGAAGGCGTTCACCAGGGCGTTGAAGCGCTAATCTCATAAAAAAGAACCCCGCTCGTCGCGGGGTTTGTGTTTCGTCTTGCGAGTGTAAAGCTTGCGGCTCTTCACAACCTTGTGACCGAGCGCACGGCGCCAACGCCATGCGGGATCGCGGGGGGTGCATTTAATTCCCCCCTTTGGATTCACCCCTGTCATCCGCGGGCCCTCGCCAGACGCTCGGCAAGGTCTGTGTCGCGGTCGGCGTCCTCCATCCAATGCCCGTACTGCGACCGCGTGAAGTCGATCGACTTGTGACCCATCAGCGTCGTTACCGTCGCATCGGCCTCGCGCAAATCGTACAGCAAGATCGACGCAAAGAAGTGACGCAGAGAGTGCCAGGTGATGCGCTCGACGCCGGCGCGATCGCACGCCTTGTGCAGCCCGCGCTTGCGCCAATTGTCTACATTATCCATTGCGCCGGTCGTCGTCGGAAAGACAAGATTGTTGACGCGTTGCTCGATCGGCTGCGACAGCTTCCATGCGCGCAGCTTAGCAAGCAGAGCAGCGAACAACGGCACTGAGCGCTGACCCGCCTTGGTCTTTGCGTTGCCAAGGGCCCCGCACTTCTTGCGCGCGCGGCGCACAGTCACGAGGCTGCGATCAAAGTCAATGTCGTCCCAAGTCAGCGCGATCTGCTCGCCGGCGCGCAGCCCCGTCCACGCGGCGAACTCGATGGCGAGGGCGTGGCGGCCGCCGTGATCGACGATCGCGTTTATGATGTTTTTCGACAGGCGCGCAGCTAACGCGTCCGCCGTATCCGGCTTCGACGGCAGCGTGATCTGCCGATCGACGATCGGGTTTTTCTTGAGCGCCTCAAGCAGCACAGCGTGCTTGAGAACCTGCCCAAAGGTCGTCCAGATGTTAGACGCCGTCTTGTGCGCGCGGCCTTCGAACAACGCCGGCACGAGCTGGAGCTGGATCGGGCCCGTGCGCAAATCCGCAACCTTGGTCTCACCGAGCGTCGAGTTGCCAAACGGCAGCGCGATCAGGTGCTGCACGTTGGTGCGCTTGTTTGCCAGCTCGCCTTCGCCCAGGTCGCCGCGGCGCACGCGATCCGCCTCATGCTCAATGAACCTGTCGGCGATCACTGAGAACGCCGGCGACGTATGTTGTGGGATGAAGCCGCCGTCACGATGCTCAGCTGCGGCATGCTCTAGCAATGCCTTTGCCTCGTTGAGCGTGGAGCGCTTGGGCTCGCCGCCGCCGTACTTGCGGAGGTTCACGATGTAGCCGTTGTCGCGCTTGCTGTAACGAATGCCCTTTGGTGTTTTCGGTGCCATGTTGCTCTCCTCTGATTTGGTGATCTCACTCGGCGGCACCGCGCGGGTGCCGCCTGGCGAGGTCACTTTTTTGACCAGCGTTTGATAAATCGGCGAAGCTGCGCGGCGTCACGCCGCCACTCCGGTTCTTCTTGGTTGTAGTCGTCCATAGCAATGTCGAGACGATTTCGAGCTTCTTCGATCAGCCACTCGTCGTCGTATTTCTCGTTCACCTCTTCGACTGATCCGGTGTCGAGGTATCCATCTGGTACATCGATTTCTTGAAACTGATAAACCAGTTCGTTTACCCGGAAGGCGGCTTTTACGATCGGTCTTATCATGTTGCTCTCCTCTGTTTCGTTATTACTAATTGTAAGTATTTCTTACCAAACATCAACAACAAAATGACCTTCAGGGTATTTTGCGGGGATTTTAACGCATAAATCGCGGGTAATTTTGCGGGGGGATTGCGGGAACGCATAAAAAAAGGCCTAGCCAGTTATGGCTAAGCCTTTGATTTTATTGGTTGCGGGGGTAGGATTTGAACCTACGACCTTCAGGTTATGAGCCTGACAGATGCCCCTTGCGGGGCCCAGAAAAATCAACGGCTTAGCGCGGAACGCTAGTATATCCGCCGTTTTGAAAGGCACAAGAGGGGAATGCAGGGGAACCCAGGGGAATGTGTGGGAATGTTTTTCTGCGGGGAAACCGCGGGGAAAGGTTTTAAATGCCGCAAAACCTGAAGGTCACTCCTTCGCCGCGCGGATCTTATCGCGGAGCGTGCCGTAATCCATAACGAACCTGGCGACGGCTGAGCAATTTTCGGTCACAGTGTCCCGTGCGCACGGCGGGCCCAGCTTCTCAAACTCGTCAGCCGCACGCGTCTGAATCTCGCCTGTGTAGTCTACGATCGGCGGCGTGACGATCACCGCCTCGCCCTTCTCGCTTGTAAGGTAATCGAAATAGGCGCCGGTTACCGACGCCGTGGCGCCGATCGAACTACCAACTGCTGTCACGCAACCGGTCGCGAGTATGATAGCGAGGCACATTATCGCGAACAGCATCCATACGCTGACGCGCATCTTCGACCGCTTTACGCTGCTTCGCCTCAGAGATTTTCCGCGCCACCCAGAAGGCGGCAATGGCGGGGATGGCAACCGCTGCGCATCCCGCCATAACAAGCCAACCATTCACTCGCCGCCTCGCTCACGCATCATCGTTGCCGCTATGCCGGCGAGCGCCCCGATCACCACTGTTATCTGTGTGATGACTTCTCCCGGCAGCGAAATTCCAACCGCAGCCATGACGGACCCGAGCCCCGCTAGGGTCGAGGGCTCCTTGAGGCGGCTTAGCAACATTTGAGCAATAATCATTTTCGTCTCCTTCAATATGACCAGATCGTTGGTCGGTTGGTTGTGGTACTGTCTAGGTGGATAAAACGCTTCGCGCCTTTTTGCTGTATCCCAAAGCCGGTGAATCGGCCGTCCATCATGGCAAGTCTCAACAAGCGCACGGCATCGCCGCGGCTGACGGCAATGTCCGCCGCTTTCCCTGACGAGTGCGTGCCGGTGCCAGGTTTTTGTTTCCGCGCCTCAACTGGATGAGCTGCACAGCGATAGCCGCTTGATGGCGACATTGGTCCGAACTGGTTGCGCAGCTCTTGCAGCGCATCCATGAACTCGGGGTCCATATCGCATTCACCACAGTGCGAGCATTGAAACTCGCCGCGGCTAAAATTTGGGTAGCGATCCCAATCTTCGATCATTTTTGTCTCCAAAACGCAAAACGCACATAACAGCGTTTTGAGCGCCGCTCGTGCGTTTAGGGTTGTTTTTGGGGTATGCCCACCAAGCGCGCGGCTTAACCCCAATGTCGGGGTAGCTCAGGGGCTCGTTTTTTTAAAAACGCTAAAAATTAGTGCTTGCCGTGGCCGTTGAGTCGATCACGCAAGCCGTTCATAAACTCCCACATGCTTGTGATCTGCTTATTCACAACGTCCATTTCAGCTCGCAGTTTTACGATGTCCGCATTGTTTCCGAGCTTCACAATGTCCTCGGCTTGGTGCTGCGTCCACTTTGTGTATCTCAACAACTCGTCTTGAAGTTGTTTGATGTCTTTCTGCGCTTCGCTTAGCAGCGCATAGCTTCGCGCGGCGTGAAAAACGATGGCACCCAACAGTAAAATTTGGTCCCAATGGGCAGAAATCATGTCCATGCCGTAGCCGCCTTCCAGCTTTCTGCTTCACAGCCCTCTACGAATTCATCAGCAAGCACTCGCAGATTTAACGCTTTCACTTGGTCAACGTGTTGAAAAATCGTGCGGCGCAACGGCAGTGCGCAGAGCCCAACGATGTCGCAGGTCTCGCTGGTCACTTTCCGCTTGTTTCGAGATCCACGCGCAACGTGGAAGCGATAAAATGATCTTTTGTAGGTTACAGTTTTTGACGACGTTTTGACCTCAACGCGCCAATAACGATCGGCGTCGTAGGCGAGCAAGTCGCAGCCGTCCGTTGGCGAGACCATGCATTGCAGACCCATGTCGATTAAAAGAGCAGCGGTTAAGTATTCGCCCGCTTGCCCGATTGTCGTATTCACTCGGCGCTTTCGAGAACCGCAATGATGCACTCTTCGCCATCGGCGCGACTAACCGTCACCAGGCCGCGCCCGCTCAAAAGGTGCATCCAGAACATAACGAGCGGCTGCGTAGCGTCAGTTTTTTTAATCATCAACCCGCGCCCGACAGCATCAAACTCCGAGCGTGTCAGCGCCTGTGCCAATCTTCGGTCAGCCCAACAGGGCATATTAAGTGTCGCCATTGAACGCGGCGGGTCGATTTTAAACTCAGCGGCATGCGCAGGCATAAAAAAAGCCGCTGCGAGAGCGGCTGAAATAATCGTTTTCATCACTCGCCAGAATCAGACGACAAGACCATCATTAACTCCATCGCAACGCCACACCGTGGCACTCGATATCCTTAGTGTTTAGGGTCTTGATGCGATAGACCATCGATGTACCGGACGGCTGAGACGAGATGTCTGTTGAGGCGCTTTCGTAATATTTTGTTGAGGTCGCGCCGAGTGTCGTCTTGAGCACCAGCGTGCAGGACGTAAAATTTGAGCCACCGTCTCGGCTCACCTCAGCAGTCAGATCGGTGTTGATCGTGATACTTTCGTTCTCCACGACTTGAACACCAACAATGGCATTTGATGGCGCCGCGTCAGCGGTGAAACTTTTGCTAACTAGCGTCATGTTCGTGCCGCTTGATGGCGCGTAAAAAGTTCCGGTGCTGTCAAATTCTTGGTTGCTTGAAAGACCTGTTGCATACAGTTTTAGCTCGGCCAGCCGCCCATGTTTTTGTCCTACGTTGGTGGTATTGGTAGCGACCTCGACCCAATGGTATCGATACGCTGTGCTCGTCGTGATGCCACTCGTATAAGATTTTGTTAGGCCCGTTGAATCGGAAAAATTGTCCGTGTGCAGCTGCGTCCCGCCACCAATGCTTGGAGTTGAGTTGCTGCCTCGCAGTGAAACTGTGATTGTCGATCCTCCCGAATCACCATCGAAGCCGCTGTCACTTGGCGCGAACAGCTCGTATTTGGTGATGGTTTTGCTGACCCCGGAGCCGTGATCTTTACCAATAAAAGACGTGCCGGTGTCGTTGGCACCCTTGGCAGACGCGGCGTGAGCTTGCGAGGTAGTCCCATCAAACGCCGCCGCCAAGCCGCCCGCAGCAGTCATGTCTCCCACGTTGCT